GTAAAGCTATGATATTCTATGGTCAGCATTATGCACCCAAACATGTAACAGGAGCCTGTCTGCGTGTCTGAAGCTGAATTAGAACATCATTGGAATAACATGTTAAACCTGTTTGGTTCGTTACCAAACCCTGAACGTGAGCCTCGTAGATTCAACTATTATGTTAGAGTCTACAAGCACCTTTTAAAACTATACGGAGAACAACATGGGTAGTTTTGTACTAGAAGAATGGAAACCAACCTGGTATGGTAATGCCAAACCCGAAGCTAGACTAGAATTTAGGAACTGGTTAAAACAAACATTGGTAACTGAACGCATGAACATTACTTTTAAAAAAGCCGATGGCAGTATTAGACACATGCACTGTACACTACATGCTGATTTGTTACCCGAGGCTATGGCAGAAAAAACATCTAACCGTAAAGAAAACATAGACACTCTTAGTGTCTGGGACATAGACAAACAGGCCTGGCGTAGTTTTAAATTGGAAAACGTTACGGACTTTAGTTATAATCTAGGAGCCCTGCATGTATAACAAAGTAATAGTTGGAATACTAATAATTCTGACCATGTTGGGTGCGTATATTGGGGTGGCCAGTTTAGCCCAGCTCAGAGCCTACGACACAGTGCTAGTAGGCTTTACTAGTAGAATCAATGCCTTACAGGAACAGGTATACAGACTGCAAGAAGAGGATCGTGAGCTCAATGTTAGATTAGATATAACACAAAAAAGCTTGACAAAACTGCAAGAAGAAAATAGAATACAGGAAGTATTAATTAACGAGGCCCGTGCTAAACGGAAACGATAATGGCAGAAATATTTTCAAATAAACGCATCGAAGAAATGATGCAAAAGCAGGCTCATGGTGCTGAACCCAATGCAAGTGAAATTGTCTGGAATACCCCGGGCTATGTTACCAATATGATGAGAGCTTTTAATTGGTATAACTATGAAAAAGACATCAAGATTGCCCGAGCCTATTTACGGACCTGGGTTCGTAGCAAAAAGACCTATGATGTAAAGAAATTTGACAGTGTTGTTGATCTTTGTACAGCTCCGGTCTATGGTTGGTTAGCCAGACTTAGCAGCCAGGGTGCTCAATTAAGCCCAATGCATGAAGAACGTATTCAGAATTATGTTAATGATTTACTAGGACAATACAGACTAGCAGATCCTATTGTAGATGATAATACTCCCAGACGCCCTAGCATACAGGACGCACTTGCAGCCAAGCAGAGTGAATTCTTTGGTGAGCTCGAGGGTGAGATTGACAACTTCATACTGAATGATTGTCGCAAAACCGATTTCAATCTGTTTAAATACCTGCAGGGTGCCAACAGTCCTAAGGTATTTGGAACTGCAGTCAAAACTTTATTGGATCGTCGCATTGCTGAGATTGCTCAGGTGCCGCATGACGACCAGTTAGCCGAAGCCTATGGTTGCTTTACAGCAGCTCAGCGAGGTCGGTTAGAAAATTTCCTTCTGGAGTTGATTGAAGATGGCCAACGCTGGGCAGACTTTAAGAAAGCCAATCAGAAGGTTCGCGTTAAGAAAGCCAAGCCAGCTGGGGTGCAGGTAGCCAAGTTGCAGTACCTCAAAGAGTTCGCTGAGCTAGGATTAACATCAGTCAGTGCACCTGGCATCATAGGCGCACAACAGCTCTGGGTCTACAATACTCGTAATAAAAAGCTAGGCTGTTATTTGGCAACTGGCAGTACAGGATTCAGTGTTCGAGGCACCAGCCTGCAGGGCTATGATCCTGAAACCAGTGTGCAAAGAACTCTGAGAAAACCAGATGTGATTACTAAACAGGTACTGGATGCTGGTAAAGTTCAGCTTAGAAAAATATTGTCTGATCTAACCACTACTGAGACCAAGTTAAATGGTCGTATCAATGCCGATACCATACTATTAAGAGTGCTGTAATGAATGAATATCAGTTAAAAACATTTGTGAGTAGACTTAATAAATTGGGTATACATGTAACCTTTGCGGCCAATTATCCTTGGATTTATTTTGATACCATCAACGGAAAACAAGTAACAGGAACATTTCATGCTAACCATGGTTGGACTGCATTTTTTAGTCCTGTTGAAATTGACGGCAAAGTTAAATTTAGTGATAGACGTGAAGTGTTTAAAAAAGTAAGGAGCATGCTATGAAAGTCTACATGAACAGACCAAAGGACAACTGGGTAAGCCCATACTCAATCGTTGAAACATTAATCTTTTGGCGTGAGATTGATTATGATGAATCATTGGTTCAAAACATCATCAAGTATACAAAGCTTGGTTGGTTCTGTGATAGGTTATTTAATATCAGAAACCTTTTCAATCCTAATATTAAGTATATCAAAATTGATGCATGGGATGCATGGTCTCTGGAGCATACTCTATCGCCTATTATTCTGCCAATACTTAAAGAACTCAAGGCAAATAAGCACGGTGCACCATATGTCTATGACGAGGACGTACCAGCAAGATTAAGAGCCAACCGTGATACCAGATATAAAGGTAATGCTGACCCAGACCTCCATAAAATCTATGATGATGTTGATAAGAAGTTCTTTAAACGTTTTGATTATATACTTGATGAAATGATCTGGACTTTCAAACAGTTATGCATGGACGACCACGAAGCACAATTCTTTGACCATTCAGAAGCAAGAAAAGAAAAAGACTTAAACAAGTCAGTTGTTAAGATTAAAATTGACCGAGTAGGTTTACGAAAACACAATGATCGCATTGAAAACGGCCTTCGCCTATTTGGAAAATACTATAGGACATTATGGGACTAAACTATGAAACTTAAACTAGACATCAATGAAATACCCGACGAGTTATACAATCAGTTATTAATGGCATTTGTACAAAAGGCCATAGTCGAAGGCATAGACGTTCCCCGAGGCAGTAGCATAGAAGAATGGGATCTGACTGCTGAGATTAACATACCAAACATACATTAAAGATAAATATTTGAACCGGTCAAAAGCCGATTACATTAACTAACCCACAAGGTGAAATCATGGACTTTAACAAGAAAGACTCTACCGTCATAGACGAAAATACCGAAAACTTTTTCGTAAAGAAAACAACTGCAGAATTGGCTCACGAAGCTGCAGTAGCTGCACTAGACCCAAACTACAAGATTGCCTATCCGTGCGAAGAAAAAACAGATATTAAACTCTGCAATCGCCGTTGGATAGATAGCCTGAGTGATTGTGCCTAAGTTAAAATTTGAAATTCCAGCCATATTACTTAGACCCTGTGATCCGAATCACCAGACTCTAACTGCCAAAAGAAGCGCCAGCGGCGCACATACAGACCGCAAAAAGGCGCGAAGTCGCCGTCCCAGCAAGCACAAAAAAGGCTTGACACAACAATAAAATCCATATATAATACCAGTATAATAATTTGAAAGTTTAATATGATAATCGTTGATTTTAACCAGACCGCCATAAGCACTCTGATGGCAGAATTGGCTGGTCGTACTGACGTAGAGATTCGCAAGGACCTAATTCGTCATATGATCATTAATGCCATACGCAGCTACAAGGTAAAATTTGGTGCTGAATTCGGTGAATTAGTCATTGCCTGTGACAATCGTAAATACTGGCGCAAAGATAAATTCGAATACTATAAAGCAGGTCGTAAAAAGGCTCGTCAAGACAGCGGCTTTGATTGGAAACTAATCTTTGATACCCTAAGTGAAATCCGAGCTGAACTGCATCAGGTATTTCCCTATCAGGTCATAGATGTCGAAGGTGCCGAGGCCGATGATGTCATAGCTGTACTAGCAGAATGGACTCAGAACAATGATCTAGCAGCACCCGATGGTCTGTTTGGTGAACCTGAACCCCAACCTGTGCTAATTCTAAGCGGTGACCATGATTTCATACAGCTACAAAAATATAAAAATGTAAGTCAGTTTAGTCCCATACATAAAAAATGGATTAAACCTGACAGCAGCATACAGCATTATTTAATGGAACATATCATCAAAGGTGACAAGGGTGATGGCATACCTAATATTCTCAGTGCTGATAATACCTTTGTTACAGATGCTCGTCAACGACCCATAACTGCTAAGAAAATGGAGCCTTGGTTAAATATTAAGCCCGATGATTTTCATGCTCATGTAGACATTGATACTGCCCGTAATTTTCAGCGTAATAGATACCTAATTGATTTTGAATATATACCAGATACAGTTCGCAATAACATTGTCTCGGCCTGGACCACACAGCCACGCAAAGACAAGAGCCAGTTATTGAACTATTTCATGGAACACAAGATGAAGAATTTAATAGAAAGTTTAGGAGACTTTTAATGAGACTAACCATACCAGAAATACTAGCACAAGTAGTATTGGCTCCCACCAAGGCAGAAAAAATTGCCACACTGCAAAAGCACAATAATCCAGCATTAAGGGATATTTTGCGCATTAACTTTGATCCAGCAGTAAAGTTAGACATACCAGCTGGCCCAACACCTGTAAAAATTAATAAAAGCCTGCCCATAGGACTTTCAGAGTCTAATTTGTACAACGAGTCTCGCAGACTGTATGTTGTTGAACCAGGCCATCCAAAATTCAATGCCAATGTTAAAAAACTGCAAAGAGAAAATATTTGGATTCAGATTCTCGAAGGCTGTCACTGGACCGAGGCAGAACTTCTAGACCAGGTCAAGGATAAAGAGTTAAGCAAGCACTACAAGGGACTGACTGCGGCTTTGGTTAGTGAAGCTTTCCCTGGACTCTTACCAGAAAAAGTGTCTAAAAAATAGACACCGTAGCCTGGTAAAAATCATGAAATATTCAACGCAACAGAACTTGCGTGGATAAAATGCCAGACAAACCCCGTTGTATGGTAAAAAACACAAAATATTCCATGCAAAAAGTGCTTTAGAATCAATGGGTTAGAGCTTGACATTTTTTACAGAATCCTATATAATTATAGTATAATTTAGGGAGTAAACATGAAGAAACTGTTATTGATAGCTTTAATTGGTCTAAGTGGCACGGCCCAAGCCGAATCCTGCCCTAATAGTAGCCCCTGGGGTGAAATCCTTGGTGCCTTTGCTGGTGCCTATGTAGGTAATAGAGTCAGTGGTGATGGCCTGGGTACTATCCTGGGTGCAGTTGCTGGCAGTTATGCTGGCAATAAAATTGAAGAAAATCTATACTGTGAAAAACCGGTTCAGGTAAAATCCCTGAATGCCTATTGTGTAGATGTACGCAACAACGATCCATTGTGCCAAAGCCAATTAAATTAATTTGACAGCCCTGTGCTGTTATTATATAATATTATTTTAAGTGAGGTAAGATTATGAGCATGCATCTATTGCCACCCATGTATAGTACTACGGGTAAGAAAAAAGGCAAACCTAAATTCCGTACGGCCGAAGCAGCAGCCAAGGCTAGACGCAGTGCCCA